TTATAGATTGTTTACATTCAAAAGTACGTACCACAAACTGTCTGATGACCCTAAAAGTGCAACCTCACCTGCAGACAAGGTCAGAACACCACCTGCAGCATCATCTTTTATTGCAAGGTCATTTGTAGTACCTGCATTTTTGATGTAGTAAACACGTCCATCCTTTTCAGGTGGTAATGTAATATTACGTGTACCTAAACCACCATCTATAACCTGAAAAAGGCTATCTTTATCAGTCAGTGTGATGTTACCTGAAATGGTTTTTACTTCTAGTCCACCTGCAAGTAATACAGGTCTGGGGATTTTGAAAAATGGTTTGCCGTTATATGCCATGATGCACCTCTATGGTTATTTGGATTTTTTGTTATCAAGTCTCTGAGCACGTTTCACCACATCTGCACGTACCTGTTCACGTGATACATTCTGACCTGATTGACGTGCATCTACATACAGACGTTCTGTCACTCTGTCTACCTGTTCTTTACTAGGCATTTGTACCACCTTTCTTTGTACGTTTCTTTGTTGGTGTAGGTTCTGGTTCTGATTCAAGTTCATGTATAGAATCGTATGCAGCTTGCATCTGTTTTCTCAATGCATACAGGTCATCAATCTCTTTTTTGACCTCTGGTATGTGTTGGAATTTTAGTTTACGGTCTATTTTTCTATCTAAAATGTTCACTTTTGCGTGTATTACCTCTATCTCTGGTGGGTCAATGACACCCATAGTAACCAGTGATAGTCTCCATTTGTTGTATTCTGCAGTGTCTGTATTCCAGAATACTTTTTTACCTATCTGTTTTGGTAAGTCCCATTTCATGGTGTAGTAGTAACCACCATATTTTGTCTCATATCGTGTGATGTATCCATATTCTCTATCTAGGACTGTCTGTCCTGATTCTGCCAGTTTCATTCTGGCTACTCTACTGTCTGGCCCTTGTGGGGTTTCTTCAATACCATTGACACCTGCAATCTCGTATAACTGACCAAACTGTGGTAACCAGATATGACCTGCAGACATCTCTACCAGTTCCCATTGAAAAGGACTGTGCAGCAGATAAAAAGGTGCATTTGGTTTAATGTTCAGACTAGGGGCAGTTTGTTGTCTAGTCCCTGTCCATGCTGATGGTGTAAATGTTGTACTCATAACTTTTTCCCTTTGTATGAATGTTGATTGTTTTAAAGTTTTGTGACTACACACCATGACCCCGTAGGGTCATGGGTGCAGGGTACAAAGGGATAAACCTTGCACCCATGAACCTTTTAGGCATCTGTCACGATTTTTACGATTCGGTCATCCTCTGTGATAGCAGCACCACAGTACAAATGTCCCATAACCTCTGTTAACCCTTTGCTTTCGTCACGTTGAAAAGCGACTACAACAGGTGTCCCTGCAGGTCGAATCTCAACCCCTGCACCTGCTAGTGGTCGTGGTGTACCGACTGCATAAGCAACCCCACCACGTGACATCATTGCACCGATTTTATCACCTGTAGCTTCTGTGACATATGATGATTTGAAAATCTCTACACCACCAAAACGACCTGCATAACCTTGCCCTTTAATGTTTAGCATGTCCTCTGTAGCAGGTGAGAATGCAAGTGCATTATTAGATTCAGAACGTAAAGAATCACGTAAATCTGATAACTGTTGTGGGTGCAAGATACAGTAGAATTCACCATCATTAGATACTGATTCTAGTTGGAACATGGCATCATAGAAATCATCTACAGACATGTCTACACCTGCAGTACCTACACTATTTGTAGCACTGGCAAATGTGGCTGCAATGATTTGATTGATACGTGCCTCTGCAGACATTGCCATTTTTTGGGCAATAGTGAACGGGTCAATGTCAATACCCAGACCTGTCATACTGGCAAGGTCAGTAATGTCATAACGCAATGCAGAACGACCGACAGTTACATCTACAGTAGATGGTGTCAATGTAGCAGCACCAACCTCTGCACCATCTACAGCTGTGGCAAATGGACTTGCAGCACCCCAGTTTGCATAACGTAAACGCATGGATTTAGAACCGATACCTGCAACGTCACCTGCAAACAATAATGCCCCAGTGTTACGGATAGATGCCATGTCTGCAAGTACTGCACGTACTTCATTTTCAATCATTGCAGTTAAGCGCAAGTTACCTAGATTTGAATAGTCAATAGTAGTCATTTTTTTACCTGTGGATAAGTATATTTTAACAATAGAATGTGGTCGGATTCTTGCACTGTTAACGGTCGTGAACCTATCCGATGTATGACCATCTCCATACTGCAGTGCAGTCATGTAGTCTGTGTGTATTCTATCTCAAAATGTGTTAGGATTGTATACAGTGACAGTATCTGTCAATCATACAACACATACAAAGGGATTCACCATGTCAGTAGACTACACAAACACAAATCTATACCCCAGAATAGAAACGATAGAAAACATTACCACATCTGCAGTACAGATTTTATTACCACGTGACTGTACATCTATCAGTTTTGGTTCACCTGCTGCACTGCACTTTTCAAATGTGGGTGCAGAGGGTGACACATTTGGTAATACCAGTAGTGGGGCAGACATAAATGCATACAGTTTTGTACCTGCAAATAATATGTTACCCCTGCCTATGGAGACAGGCAGACAGTCAAACAGAACCCTACTGGTAGCAACACAGTCAGGTACTGCAGACCTGCATATCATGTTGATTAAAGAGAAATAAAAGAACCCCCAGTACTGGGGATGCACTAAGGGTTCTAGGGATTAAGGGAATCAATACTTTTTAGATACTGATTGCAATGTCAATACCAGTTAAAGACACTGTAGATTTAACCTGTACAACAGTATTTGATGTGTACACGACCTCTAAATCTACTGCATTACCTGACCCATCCATAGCCGATACATGCACCAAACGTTCACCCAGACTATGTGTCAAGTTCAATCCAGTATTTGCAGTCAATGTCTGATTTGCAAAACCTTTACGGAATGATGACAAGGCTACTAGAATGTCACCTGATGACTGATTAAAAGTTAACAAGTTACCTGCAGCAGGGTCTGCCTGAATAGAATTTCTGGCACGGGCTACTGTATGGTAAAGGTTTGACCCCTCTGCAATGTCATCAGTATCTGCATTCAAAGCAATCTGACCAGTACCACTGTTGTATGCAAGTCCATTTGTATCTACACTGATAGCATTTCTGGCACGGCTATCTGTGAAATATAGGTTACCTGATTCTGACACCATTGACGTGTCTGCATTTAATGCAATCACACCTGATGAATAGGTAATACCTGTACCACCTGACAAATGTGCATCTACACGTCCTGTAGTGAAATAGAGCGCGCTTGCATCCTCTGACACCATTGACGTGTCTGCATTTAAGGTATAGACACCATTTGAATAAGATAACCCAGTACCTGCACTGAACTCAGAAAATACATCTGACAGTTCAACACTGAGTACACCAGTACTGTTATTGTATTGCAACAGTTGTACATCTGGTCCTGCAACACTGGCAATACTGATACTGGCACGACTGCGTGCATCTGTATGAAATAGGTTGTTAGACCCCTCTGATATTTGGTCCGATGTGGCAGACAAACTGAACTGACCACCTGAGTATGCAAGTCCTGCACCTGCACTAAAGAATGCCTGAATTTCTGACTGGTCTGCAGTGAATACACCTGTAGATGCATTATAGTCAATACCTGCAGATGCAGAAAACTTTGCACGTATTTGTGCATCAGATAGACCACTGTTTACTAGATTCCAGTCTGCAGCAGTACCTGCACTACCACCATTATGGATGTATGACTCAATAGGTGATGGTGTAGTCAAAAAGACAATATCGCCCTCTTGAAAGTTTGAACCTGTATAGACATTTGAAATGAAATCTGCAAGGTCTGTTGCAGTTGTATTGACTGTGACACTGGTGATGGTCAATGGGTCAATCTTAAGTTTGTTTACACCACCATCTGCAACTACACTTGCATAGTTTGCACTGTCAGGGTGAATACCGTTAAGTACGTTACCGTGTAAATAGCCACGTGTTACTACGTGGTCGTCTGCAGATACTGTACCGTTCTGTGTGATAATCCCCTCAAATGTTACTGCAGGGGCTAAAAATCTTTGTGCCATGGGCAAACCTCTATGTGTTTTGTGAATCAGTGACTGGTTTCAGTCATCTGTAATATATCACCCCTGTCTCTGTCGTCTCAAAAATGACAGTAAACGTCAGAGTATTATTATAGGTCACATCTCCATACACGCGCTGCCCATTTACCACCACCCAGACTACAGGTATGTAACCTAGACCATGTGTCACCACTACTGTATTTAGGTTTGTAAAATCAAACCTAGATGGTACACCTGCACCATCTGAAAATAAAAAGTTTGCCATGTGTCACCCCTTAAAACTTGAATGGGCTATCTGTTTTACCAGACTGACTGTAGAATGCCTGTCTGATTGCATCCCTATTCTGTGCATAGAATGCAGGGTCTGTTGCACGTTTTAAAAGGTCGTTTGGTACTGGTGCACCTGTCCCTGCTGCTACACCTCTATTTGATGTGGGTGCAGGTGTATTCTGTTGCTGATGTTGCTGATACTGCTGCAGTGTTTGTTGCTGCAGGGTCTGTTGTGCAGGTGGTATCTGTGGTGCAGGTTGCTCTGCATCACCTACCTGTGGTGCATTTATAAATGGTCGTAAAACTGCAGGGGCAGATTCTGGACTGTCATGTATTGCCTGCATCCAGTCTGATAATGGTTGTCTGTCCTTTTTGTTTCTGCCTTGCATCTCGCGTTCATATGCCCATTCTACTGCATCACGTACACCACCATCTGTAATACCATACTGACTAATAACTGTATGTCTATCATATCTACTGTTTGCAGTGGTCAGTTCACCACGTAATGATTCTACCTGTGATGTCAGATTATCTACCAGACCTATTTTTGCAGATGCCTCATCTAGTCTAGATTGATACTCTGATAGTTTAGATTCTGTGGTAGTCAGTTTCTCTGAATACTTTGCAATCCTCTGTCTGACTATTTCGTCTACATGGTCTTTTGCTATGTATTCTACACCATCATGTGTGATTGTTTTACTCATTTGTACACCCTTTGTATGTGTGGTTAAAATGTTAGGTTATCCTGTTGGATTTTTAATAGTTCACGTTTTGCATCTGTATCATCAAAATCAGGATGCAGTGTCTTAATGGCATCCAGTTTTGAAATCAGACCTGCCTGTAATAGGGCTAACATGTTTTCACGTTGCTCTTTACTTTCCTGTGGGCTTAACGGTATTGCATGGTATTCAACCCTGTAACCTGATTCAGGGTATGATGTGTTCATGTATCTGTTAGATATTTTTGCACTTATCTCTAGTGTCTCAATGTCTGCACGTCTGAATGCAGGTGCATATTTCCTTTGTGATTCTCTGAGTGAGCTGCGACTGATAGCAATGGCATACCCACTACGTGGGTCACCTGACATTTTCTGTACGTCTGCAGGATTGATACCCATGTATGTACTTATTCGACGTTCATAGACTGTAATAGATTCTAACATCTGCCCTACAT